ATTATATAAACTATATAAGTTTTGGTTATTGTATCCCTTTTTACACTCTAGGCAATACTTAAAGTTTTGTGGAGTAATCAAGTCCCCATAAATTTTAAGGTGATCTGGCAAGGAGTGTGTGGTGGCGAACGCACCAGAACCAGGAGTTCTTGAAAATTCCGTGGTGCCCAATCTATCATTGAGTATCTTGGCGATCTGCCGCTCAAAGGTTGAGCCCTTCGCCCTGCTGTTTACTTTCTTTTTTTTCTTCAAAGCAGAAATATCGTAATTATCTTTCATAATCTGTGCCCCGCACTATAATAGACCAATGGACGCCGAGAACACAAACATTAAACTCGATGTTAGTCAATGGAGAATCCGCATTGATGAGCGGAATAGAGATCGTATGAAACTACAAATTAAACTTTCTAAGGACGAGGCGATGGCCTTCAAAAACTTCGCCAGTGTATGTAAGCCAGAGGAGATCTCTGATGATGATTTCATCAAGACTGTTTTTATTACAGGGATTGAAGCCCTCAACAGGCAGCTCTCTGAGCTGGTCTCGCAATATGCTGCCGAGAATAAGGAGGAGCTTGCCGCTTCTGGGATCACCGTCATTGAAGAGGAAGACGGTGGGGTTCGTTTGGAAGAAACTGAAACTACCTGATGTACAAACTTGAATTCCTGAAGAAGGAAAATGATCTGAATAAGATCATTCGTGCTAACAAAAAGGATAAGAACAAGATGAACATCCTTTTTGTCTCCTTGTGGGATGAGTGGTCACAATCTTTGGTAGAGAACCTCAAGAAGAGGTATGCCAAGGTTGACAAGGGCCAGCCACTATACATTGTGGACAGCTTCTATATGCCACACAGCTTTGTTATTTACAACACTACAAAGCTGCCCCACTTGGTCCACGTTAATCAGAAGGGAGCGCACTCAGAGGATTATCTTCCTATGATTTATAAGACGCTTCTACCTTCTAAGAAGAAGTCTAAATGAGATCGTCCTTGTGACGCTCGATATAGTTATCAATCTTTTTCGCGTACTTCTTTTCACGGGTGTACAACAGTTTCAGGTTATTGATAATGATCGTGGTGAAATAATTAAACGCCGAGCCCTTCCTGGGTTTGAAATTTCTCACAGTCTTCAATACTAAAGTGAAACATTCTTGCTTCGCATCATCGGGATCTACTTTAAATTTAAAGCTCTCGATGATGTTTTGTATTAGGACATCAAATAAAGAAACCAGTTCTTCCTCGTATTTTTCTGGATCCTTCTGGTATGATAGGATGATCTCTTCGAACCTATCGTTATCTATGTAATGGTTTTTCATAATTTATAATAGACATGTTTGATTTAGATAAATTGTATCAGGGCCACAAAGCTCATGGTGACAATCCATTGTGCGGGGGCTGCTCTATTCTAGAGAAGTCCAAGCCTTGCCATTCTGTCATGGATTACGAGGAGTTGGAGCCTGCGCCAGTCCTGTTCCTATCAGACTCTATTAAGTATAAGCTGGGTTCCGCAGCCGCTTTCACTAAGCCTGAGGTCAAGCTATTCAAAGAGTGTTATCCTGAGAAGTTCGCCATGGCTGCTGCTGTCAAGTGTCCTTCTGTAAAGGAGGCTGACATGAGCCCTAATAACATGAACTTGTGTCGCCAGCACCTTGACGCTACTATTGATAAAGTAAAGCCTAAGCTTGTGTTTGCTTGTGGCAACCTGGCTATGAAGATGCTAATCAAGAAGAGTGGCATCACAAACAAAAGAGGTAAGTCTTATGATTACACTACTGGTAATTCTCACTCTTGTGTTGTTGTTCCTATATTTCATCCTTATTCTTGTATCAAGGAGCCTCGACATCTCACCCTATTTAGAACAGACATTTCAAATGCCTACGAAAAATATGTCTTGGGTAAAGAATCGGAAGGCGACTTCTCATACAAAGTCCTCTCCAAAATTGAAGAGGTCGGAGAATTAGTAGATAAGCTCCAAGACGTTGATGTTATCGCTGTTGATACTGAGACTACAGGGTTGAACTTTCTTACTGATGATCTGATGACCATCTCTCTAACCACTAGAGAGGGCACTTGGGTTATCCCACTAGATCACAAGGATAGCCCATTCAGGCAAGGACAACCTGATTATGCTAGGGTGTGGGGCTGCTTACGTCGTATCCTTCAGAACCCTAAGAGCAGGAAGGTGTTCCACAACGCCAAGTTCGATCTCAAGTTCCTTATTAACTACGGTATCTACACCAAGAATGTTTGGGACACCAAGATCATGCACCACCTCCTTGACGAGAACATGCCTAAGGGTCTGATGGATCTCACTAAACTTTACTTTGCCAACGAACTGGAGAACCTTTAATGCTTACGATTGATAACCCCAAAACTTTTGATTGGGCTAATATGCCCCTTTCTGATTGCTGTGAAGGAAACGCAAAAGACACCTATTTTACATTGAAACTCTATGACCTCATCATGGAAAAGTTTGAGGGGGATCCTGTCATGAATCTCATTGAGAATGTTGTGATGCCTTCTCTTGAAACATTCGCAGAGATGGAGTATAATGGCCTGATCGTGGACACAGAGAAGCTGGACTCCGTGGGTCGTCAGCTACGATCCAAGAACATGGATGAAGAGGATTCCTTGTATTCATGTGAGGGCGTAAAGAATTCTGACAACCTCTCGTCAAACAACGATCTGATTGATATTCTTTATCTTCGAGAGGGTGGCATGGGTTTGTATCCTCCTGACCGTACAGGGAAGGGCAAGCCCTCTGTAGCAGCACCTACTTTAAAACTTCTACTAGAACATATCGAAGAGGAACTTCAAACCCGTGAGTAAATGGAAGCACAGAGATGAGGGTAAGCGCATCAGTAAGTCTGTTATCGCAGACAAGTCTACTGATGAGTTGCGTAATGCTAGAAAATTCCTAAAAGGATTGCTAGACCTACGCAAGTCCGAGAAGCTGACCAAGACTTACATCGAGGGAACCAAGAAAGCTATTGAGTACAATGGCAAGAATAAGGTTTACTGCGATTTCCGATTTGATGGAACGGCCACGGGTCGATTGTCTTGTGCTGCTTATAACGCAGAGAAAGCTATGGGTGTGTCCTTCCACACGCTACCCAGAGAGACAGAAAATAATATCCGTTCCTTGTTCGCTGCTCCTAAGGGGTGGTCATTTATCGCTGCGGACTATGCGGCGATGGAACTTCGCGTCCTGTCACATATTGCTAAAGAAGGTAACATGCAGCTTGCCTTCAATCAGGGCGCGGACCTTCACACTTACACAGCCAAACTACTGTTCAATAAAGAAGAGATCAGCAAAGAGGAACGGCAGATTGCTAAGGCTGTATCCTTCCTTATCGTTTATGGTGGGGGTGCGTTCAATCTCAGCGAGACTATGAACATCCCCATGAAGCGAGCTGAGAGGATTATCAAAGACTATGAGAACGTGTACCCAGGGATCTTTGCGTACATGCATCATGTCAATAACTTTATCAAGGAGAACGGATATGCTTACACGATCTTTGGTCGCAAGCGTAACCTGCCTGATGTATACAGTGCTGATAAATCAGTAGTTAATCGAGCACTACGACAGGGGCTGAACTTTACTATTCAAAGCTCCGCATCGGACATCCTTCTTACATCTCTACTTGGGGCATCACGCAGATTCAAAGAGGCTGGACTAGAAGCTACACCAGTTGCCACTGTACACGACTCGATTGAAATTGTTTGTCCTAAAGAAGAGGTGAAAGATACAGTGTCGATCCTCTATGATGAGATGGTTAACTATCCTACTATCAAAGAGGTATTCAACATCCATTTTGATGTTCCTCTCGCTATTGATATTGAAGTCGGAACATCGTTTGGAGACGTAAAAGAATATGCCCTTTAATACAGTGTACAGAAGTAACTACGATTTCAATTTCAGGGAGTATCTAACCCCTGAGTGGGATAAACATTGGTCTAAGCTACACTCACTTCGCGGAGGGGCAAGGGCTAAAACCATGACTAAAAGTAGGCAAGGAAAGTCCCTGCCCTACAACATGTCAAAAAACTATCTCAAGTATTTGTACTTGAAGCAAGAGGGGAGATGCGCTGTTAGTGGTACCCCTCTACGTTTGGAATATTTATTTGAACCCTATCATCCTCTAGCCCCAAGTAAAGACCGCTTAGATAATGATCCTGAGATTGGTTATGTGGCAGGCAATATCCAATTAGTGGTCAGACTTATAAATCTAGCTAAAGTTCAAACATCTAATGAAGAGTTTAACGCTTGTTTTTACGAAGTAGTAAAAAACGCACATGAATATAGAACTTCTAAGCCATACTGAGAACGGAGATCTTCTAGTTGTAAACGCAGCTAGATGCTCCTTTGATAAAGAGCATAGTGAATTTAATGAAAAGAAAGATACGAAACTTATTAACTACTTGGCAAGAGAGCGGCATATTCTCCCGTTTCGTCATCCTGTGGCTACTCTACGGATTACTTGCCCTATCTTTGTATTACGCCAGCTTGGTAAGCATCAAGTGGGGTTCTCTTGGAGTGAGGTGAGCCGTAGGTATATTACTGGTGAGCCTGAGTTTTGGGTTCCTAAAGAAGTTCGTAAGAAAGCAGACAACGTAAAACAAGGTTCCTCCGAAGAAACTTTGGATGAAGTATGGGCTGAAACTTTTGACACCCAGAATAAATCCTGTCTTTACTACTATAACCTTCTGCTAGATGCTGGGGTTGCACCAGAACAAGCTCGCGCTGTCCTCCCGCAGTCCATGTATACAACCTGTGTGGTCACAGGAACGCTTTTAGGGTGGCACCACCTATGGAAGCTCAGGACAGAGGAGCACACGCAGAAAGAGACGCAGGAGTACGCTCAGGAGATCGGCAAGATCATGGGCAATCTATTTCCTAAAAGCTGGGAGGCACTATGTCAGCACTCGTAATTGGTGATCTTCACTTTGAGGACAAGCCTCAAGGTATGATGCAAGCTCAGTCTGATGCTATTACTAAAATTTGTCGTTTGAATAAAGACAAGTGTAGTAAAGTGGTGTTCTTGGGAGACCTGATGATGCACAGGAGCCCCAGGCCAACAGTGCTACTTGCTCTACAAAATATGTTCAAGGCCATCACGGCTTTAGGTTACGAGTGTTATGTCCTTAGGGGTAATCACGATAGCGTAACTAAGGCTGATGATGGTGTGACTGCGCTAACACTTTTCTCTAACGAGACTGTACATGTGATTACCAAATACTGGGAGGACCACGACAATGAGTGGGTCTTCATTCCTCACTACGAAGATGAATCAAAAATTAAAGAGTTCCTTTCTAATGCCCCTAGTGGCTATACTGTTTTCGGTCACTTTGGTTATTACGGCGTACTTAACTCTGCTGGAGATGCTGATTTTAATCTGTCTATATCCGATTTTAAGAATCCAACGATACTTGGACACATTCACAAAGAGGGTAGAAACGGAAGTGTATCCGTTCTTGGCACCCCCTACACCACAGGATTTGGAGAGGCAGGAAAAGATTGTTACTATGGAATTTTGAACCAAGGTAATCTAGAAAAAGTATCCTGTGAATATGGGCCAAGACATATCGTGATCGACTATGACAACGTGGAGGAAAACCTACCCTGGCTCAACGGTGGTGACTATAATTTAGTACGCATAAATGTAGGAACCTTGGACGAGGGTATGAGGTCCATAGCGGAGACTGTTGATAATATCAAAGCTCCCTTCGTTGAGGTAAAATACAAACCACTTCTAGACGAAAAAGAAGTATTCACGCCAGATGATAGAATTGTCTCATCTGTTATGAGTAATGAGCTTATCGAACATTATATCAATTCCAGCAACACCAAGATTAGTAAAGAGGATTTGTTGGAAGGATTGAAAATGATCCATGAAAATCAACAAAATAGAAATCTGTAACTTTTATTCAATCAAAAATGTAAAACTATCTTTTGATAAGTACAAAGGCATAGTCCTTATTGAAGGACAGAATAAAGATACAGGTGGATCAAATGGCTCTGGAAAGAGTGCTTTGATAGAAGCTGTTGTTTGGGGGCTCTTCGGTCGGACAATTCGTAAGTCCACCGAAGAAGCCCTCGTCAACAATCAGGCCAAGAAAGCTTGTAAGGTTAGGATTACGATCAACGATGATTATGTAATCGAGCGTGGTAAGAAGCCTGTCTTCTTGAAGTTCTTCCACAAGGATAAGGAGCTTACCCATGACAATGCAACTAATACTCAAAGCTTGATTGAAGAGACTTTGAATACCAACTACAAGGTGTTCCTAGCAAGTACGGTATTCGGCCAGCAAAACAATATTGAGTTCATTAATGCTACGCCAGAAGACAAGCGTACCATTATAAAAAACTTCTTGAATCTCGATGAGCTATTTGCTCTTAGGGATGGAGTTAAGTATCTAAAATCACAGATCTCTAATGGTATCAAAAAATGTGATACCTTGGTTAGCGAGCATGACAGGACATTGTTAAAGTTTGATAAAGAACTTAAGCATCTGTCAAAGCTGAAGACTGAGATAGAAGACAAGAATACAGTTAAGGCGTTGGAAACTTCACTAACTTCTATTTTAGAGATGGAGGCCAATAATAGTGAAAAACAATATGAAATTGCTAGACTAAATAGGGACATAGACGAACTAAATAAAAGACAAACTGAAATAAAAAGAAGTCTGGAGAACCCTAATAATGAAGTTGTACAATGCAAGTCTTGTGGACAGCCTATATCGAAAGCCGTCCACCCTAAACACCTCATGGTTGAGTATTCCAACCTGGACTCAGAAGCGAAAGAGAAGCAAGAGACGGTACAAAAACTCTTGTCGGAGATTGTTGAACCCCCAATCTCCTCCTTCGATTACTATAAAGTTCACGAATACCAAACCCTTAAAAAAGAGGCGCAGACTTACGAAAGTCTGAGATCTGATACTCTAAAAGATTTGCAAAAGGTTCATGATGAGAAAGCCGACCTATTGAGTCGGTATGATATCATGAAGTTTTGGGAGAAGGCTTTTTCTGAATCAGGTATAGTAAAGTATATTATCAAGAATGTGCTGGACTACTTCAATGCTAAGGTGAACTTCTATTTGTCTCACTTATCTCAAGGTAAATTTTTCATTAACTTTGATGAGGAGTTGAAGGAGACTATTACTCACAACGAGAGATCCATTGCTTTTATATCCCTTTCAGGGGGAGAAAAGAAGAAGATAAGCCTCTCTGTGATGCTTGGCCTTCAGGAACTTTTGAAGATCTCCCATGAGCAGAAGACCAACCTTATGTTTTTTGATGAGGTTGCAGAAAATCTCGACCAAGAAGGTCTCGAAGGTCTCTACATACTACTGTCTGAATTAAAGAAAGACAAGAGTTTGTTTGTAATTACCCATAATAACTATCTAAAATCTTTAATGGACAATAGTAAGACCCTTACTATGATAAAGGCCAACGGCACATCTACAATAAAAGGAAAATAATCATGGCAAATGTAAATCTAGAAGGAATAGGACAAGAGATCTTTGAAACTCGCTACGCTTACCCAGGCGAAACTAAATGGGCAGAAAGAGCTAAGGTTGTTGCACGCACAATGGCTTCGGCTGAGAGTGATGAAGATAAAGAGAAGGTTGAGAAACTATTTTACGAGGCCATTGGTTCTGGAGATCTGATCCCTGGTGGTCGGATTATTTTCGGTAGTGGTAGAAACGCAGGGAAGCATAACCTACTAAACTGTTACGTCATTATCCCAGAAGATAATGTAGATTCAATCGGTAAGACTGTAGCAGACATGTACCGCATCTCCTGTGCTGGTGGTGGTGTGGGCTTCAACGTCTCTAAGATTCGCCCCAAGGGTGATCACATTGGCAGCGTTAAGAACTCAGCGCCAGGTTCTGTTGCTGTCCTACAAATGATTAACGAGGTAGGAGAGCATGTTCGAGCAGGAAAGAATCGTCGTACTGCTCTCATGGGTATCCTTAATGTTACTCACCCAGATCTTCTTGAGTTCTTGCATGTCAAGCTCGATCAAGGACAACTAAACAACTTCAATATTTCTGTTGCGATCACTAACAGATTCCTTGAAGCTGTAGAACTCAATGAGCCTTGGTACTTTACTTTTAATAACAAGGAATACCACTCATTCGATGTGTCTCGAAATGGTGAAGATATCATCAGCGTAATCGGCACAAGCGAAGAGGACGCTCTGGTCCGCGCAGAAAACTTCTACAAGGTAAAGTGGACTGACACCTTTGAAATGGTGGGTATGCGTGACATCAAAGCCCGTGAGCTTTGGGATATGATTTGGAAGAACTCAGTTGAGTCTGGTGATCCAGGCATCTACAACATTGATCTTGCCAATCAATACACCAATGTTTCCTACTTTGAAAGCCTGGATAGCACCAACCCTTGTGGTGAGATTTCCCTTCCCTCCTATGGTAACTGCTGCTTAGGCAACATCAACCTCAGCAACATGGTTCTTGAGGATGGTTCTGACCTTGATTGGAAGCGCCTAGCTCGCACGGTGAGAACTGGCATTCGTTTCCTGGATAATGTTCTAACTGTAAACACCTTCCCAACGGAAGAGTGTAAGAAAGTTGGAGAGCGTTCTCGACGCATTGGTCTTGGTGTTACGGGTCTACATTACATGCTTATCAAGCTGGGTATCCTTTATGGTAGTGAGAAGTGCTTGGAATTCCTTGAGCGCCTTTTCGGAACCATTCGTGATGAAGCCTACAAGATGTCTATATACCTTGCAAGAGACAAGCAGCCCTTCCCTGAGTTTGATTACAAGAAGTACCTAGATGAAGAATTTGCTAAGACTCTACCCGCTAGAATCCGAATGCTAATCAAGCGTCACGGTATTAGAAACGCAGTGATGCTTACTATTCCTCCTTGTGGTACTATCTCTATGCTTCACGGTGTATCCAGTGGCATCGAGCCTATCTTCTCAGCGATGTATAACCGTCGATGGAGAAGCGCCAACACTTGGAAAGAACAACTAGTGGTTGATCCTTTGTTTCAAAAATACTATGATGAAGGAAAATCACTAGAGCACTTTGTTGGATCTTACGACATCGCTCCTGAGGATCACATCAAAGTTCAGGCTACAGTTCAAAAGTTTATTGATTCCTGCATCAGCAAGACAATCAATCTACCAGCAACTTCAACACCAGAAGAATTTTCCCAAGCAGCTTTGGACTACGCACCTTACCTAAAAGGTTTGACAGTCTATCGGGCTGGTGCGAAGGGTAATGAACCGCTACAAGCAATACCACTAACGGAGGAAAACATTGAAAAACACATGGGAAGAAGAGAACCAGCAGCAGTCGGAGTCCAGTCAGCAGAAGCCTGCTCCCTCGAAGGAGGAGAGTGTGGAGCCTAAAGCTTTTGAAAAGCTTCCTGATGAGAACAACCCTTATTGGGAAGACTGAAAAGACCGATGCCTACATTTGAATGGATATGTCAGGATTGCGATATCTACTGGGACAGGGAGTGCCCAGTAGGTAAAGCTCCTAAGAGAACTAAGTGCCCTAAGTGTGGGAAACTATGTGATCGCTATTGGCAGAATCAGAATGTTTCTGTTAAGTTTGGGGATGACAAGGATTTCCACACTGTACGGGCTCGATATAAAAAACATGCCGAAAAAGGTTTTGATAAAACAGCGGGCGATAGGTGGTTAAATAACCAGATTAAGCACACCAAAGATGCCATGAACGACGAGTCTTTCAGGTATAAATCTGCTAATATTGATTGGGATAAATTTGCCAAAAGCAGAGGTTTGAAGAAGGTTGGTGATGTTGAGGCTCACAAAAAGGTAGAAAGAGCTAAAAAACTAACCGCCGAAGCTTATGATAGAGCAAACCAGATGGGCTATAAGGATATTGGATCGGATAAGCTAGACATCAAAAAACCCAACAAACAATCATAATAATGGCATACGATTTTTCTGATAACATTCAGCGTGGTATTCTGTACCTACTGAAGTCCGACAAGGACTTCTACCTACAAATCATCAATCTGGTCAAACCAGAATACTTCGAGTACCCCAGCCACGCAAAGATTTTTGAGCGTGTTCGAGGCTACTACGATAAGTATGGTAAGCTCCCTACTGATGATTTTATTGTTCAGGATATCAAGCCCGAGCTAGGTCCTAGGGAGAATGCTTCTGACTATGAGGACGAGCTATCTTACATTAACAATGTAGATGCCTCCACAGTTGGTAACACAGAATACATGCTGGATCTTGTAGAGAACTTTGCTAAGAAGGAGGCCATGAAGGCTGCCATCGCTGACAGCATCTCTCTAATCAAGGAAAATCGTATGGATGAGGTTGAGGCTCTAGTAAAGAAAGCCTTGCTCATCAACCGAGATGTGGATACAGGCCAAGATTACTTCACTGATATCACTGGTCGTTGGGAACGCATCTTCAATAAAAAGCAGGAGAACAAGTACAAGACCTTCCTCCCAAGCATCAATAAATCCCTAGAGGGCGGTTTGGGTTCCAAGGAATTGGCTATGGTTGTTGCGCCCCCTGGGGTTGGCAAGTCTTTGTTTCTGGTTAACCAAGG